ATTCCGAACTTGACGTTTCGGTCGGCGACATCACAGCGTCGCTCATGCCTCAACCCCTGTAATGGCTTCCACCACGGAAAGTTCACCGGAGAGGAGTTTAGGGAGGAGGGTGTCGCGGAGTTCGGTCAGCGACTTGCTTTGTGAAACCAGGCTTTCGATGTGAGCGTAGTGCGGTCTGACCTTTTCTGAAAAGGCAACCATAAGAGACTCATCTGGGCATGGAAACCTCCATCCCATGATGGCGTCCTTGTCCCCGCGAGGCATCTTGGCGCCTTTGGCTGTACGCGTCATGAACTCAAAGAACACATCTTGGTACAACAAGTTGTATAGAAATTCGGCCCATTGAAGATCTGTAGGCTCAAAAGCTAATACATCGGGGGATCGTCCGCCATCAAAGCGCGCTATCCAGATTTTTTTGAAGTAAGGCCGAATGTTGGAAATAAGAATATGACCCATCTTAAAACTTGGCACGCTAGCCACAGAGGGCAGCGAAGTTGCGCGAGTTACGCCAGCCCTGTTTCCAAGCATGTTTTCAGTGGAAACGTAGATGTCTTCGTTCAATAAAGAGACATCTACCTTCCCGCTTGCGAATTGGGCGATATGCGCAACGGAGTTGAATGCCCAACCCTTCGGAGTCTCGCCCAACTCTGACTCTTCCATCTCATCCGGAAACAGCGCAGCAGTGGCGGCGAGTTGTTCGTATTGCTCGGGCGGCAGCGCATCGAGTTCGGCGTCAGGCTTGCCGCTGATTGCGCACATCGCAGCGCGTAGCGGGCTGCGGCCTTCCTGCATGGCGGCAATCTTGGCTTTGACTGGGTCGAAATCGACAAACCATGACTTGAAGATG